CTGCGGCGGGGTTATCCAGCCCGCCGTTATTACTCCACGATAAATCGCCGTCAGCGGTCACAGAGGGCGTATAGTGCGCTCCTGCGGGGCCTCGTTCGCCCGTGGCTCCCGTATCCCCCTTGGGGCCCGTTTCTCCCTTGTCTCCGGGGTCGCCTTTAGGCCCTTGGATACCCTGTTCACCCTTGGGGCCAGTGGGGCCCGTTTCTCCTGCGGCTCCTGTGTCGCCTTTATCGCCTTTCTTGCCTTCGGGGCCTTGTGGGCCGACGGGGCCGGGAGTGCCGTCCTGCCACGCCGAGCCGCTTGCGGTTCGAGTGAGTACCTGACCTGGCGTTCCGCCCGCCGGCAATCCCCCCCCACGGGAACCGCCGCCGCTCTGCGCCGCCTCGTTTATGGCCGCTACAAGGGTATTCTTGTCCGCGGTGGTCAGATCGTCCATGTCGCCGATTTTTGCAAGGAGTTGTTCGTACTGCGTCAGGGATATATCCGGCAGTTCGCCATCCGCAGCGCCGAACGGCAGTACGTCAAACCATACTGGGCCCGCCGTCACGCGGCTGTCGGCCTTTATGCCGGATAGTTTCAGTTCCCAGCGTCCCGCAGTGAGGTTTATTCCCTGTTCTGCAGTGATTTCGCCACTTGCGAGCTCCGCGGTTATGGTCTTATCTCCGCATACAAAATAGGCCGTGATAACGCGGCCCTTCCAGTCGGCGTCAAACGCAAATTTTGCAGTCAGATAGTTTATGCTGTCCGCCACCACAATGGGTGTGCGCAGCATAAGCCTCTGCCCGCGTATAATGCCTGTAAGCATAGTCGCCCTCCTACAGTTTGTATTCTATGACATAAGTGCCGGATATTTTATTCACTTTTACCCGGTCGCCCGCTTTCAACGAGAGCGCGGCGTTATATTTATAGCGTTTCTGCGTAGCGGTAGTTTCACCGTCAAATTTTAATGTGGCTTTGCCGCCGGACACTGCCACCACGGTGGCAAATTTCGCCGCTGATGGCCTGCGCTTTTGTAAAAACAGTGCTTCCTGCTCCTGATATATCACACGAACACCACCTTTTTTGCCTGATGCTCCATGAGGGCGCCAGGGCGTATTTCTATTTTCCAGTCGGTTTCTTCGTACACGCCTACCAGCTCCCCGTTATACAGCGCGATAACATCTCCTACGCCATGGGCCGGGTTTATGGCCGTGTAAAATTTGATTTTTTGCGTTGCAAACATGGATTTCACAGCAAGATTATCCGCATATTTTTGCAGCGCCGTCTGGCTTGCTATATTATCCAGTTCGACCGGCGTCGCCAATATGCGCCGCCCCCTGCGTACCGTGGACAAAGCGGAGATCATGCTGTCATTTATACCCGTTGCGGTCATAGGGTTGTCATAGTCAGGGTTAGATACGTTGACGATGAAAACGTTGGGGGCCTCATATATGTCCATTTCCTCTGTGTATTCCGGGGCGATAATACTATATTCGTCGTCCCGATACTCCCGGTCTATGTTGGAGCTGGACGGGGCCTCGTACCTTTCAAGGCGGGCCACCCCATCAAAATCAAACCAAACATCCGAAAAGTTTATCTCGGACAGCAGTGCATTGATGATGGTGAGATATTCCGTTCCTATTTCCCAATCCTCACGGTCTGTGGCAAGAGTGTCCTCGCAATCGTCCATCCGTATGCGCGGTATTCCGGCGTCCCGGATAAGGCTCTGTATCGCAGTCATGTATGGCGTCCCCGCCGCAATATAATACCGGGTCTCGGTTTTGGTCTGTTTGAGCCTCAGCGCGCGGTCGTATGCCTCTATGGTGTCCTCGTCCTTGCCGTATTTAGTGTGTTTGGTGGTCAGCGTGCCCACCATGTATATGCCGAGAGGATACTCTATGCCGTCCTTGATGTAATACGGCCTTATTTCATCGTTTAGATAATCCACATTGTCGTTATGCTCGAACACGCCGTACATGGAGGTCTTTATTTCGCCGTCGGCAGCCATGGTGACGGTGGGATAGCTATCTCCCACCGCCGCCAGATTGTGCTCTGTAACAGCCCCGTTGCGTATCACCTCAAAGCGGCTGGCTACTACGCTCATCGTATCAATCATACTCGATCCTCTCATTGTTATCCGTCTGCTGTATGCTGCACGAAAACGCCCTGAAAAACTGGTCTACGCTCAGTTCGAAGCCCATCAGCGGGCCGGTGCACAGGCAGCCGTGCTGATCTCTGTATATCACGGTCATGCCCAGCAGTCCCTCAAAAGCCGCCGCCTGCGCCGCATCGTTAAAGGCAGCGTTAAAACTGTATATTTTGGTTATTTGCTGCGAGGTCTCAGCCACGGGATACCGCCGCCCGGCGTAAAACTGATACGCTACATCCTGATACGCCGACACGCCCAGCGGGCTATTCTGCGCGGTGGAATATTCCAGCCGCAACCATTGCATTTCACCCAGCGCCGCTATCTCCGGCGCGTCTACCGAAAGTGTGACCGTGACCTCATTGGACATGGAGTAACTGTCTCCAGCAACACCGCGCACCTTATATTTGTGCGTCCCTATGGCCATTTGGTCGGAGTATGTGTGTGCCGTGGTTTTTGCTATTGGTATGTCATCGCGGTAGATATAGTAAGTTTTGTGATCCGTTTCCGTCCACGCAAGGGCCGCTTTTTCGCCGCCCGCGGCAAAAAGTGTTATTGGCGCGCCCGGGGTGTTGGCAACGGTAAATTCAGCCGTTCCCCAATCGCTCCAAAGGCCGTATTCGTTCTGTATCCGCACCGCGGCTATGTGCGCGCCATCATTCAGGTATTCTTTAACCTTATACTGCCCGTCAGTGCTGTAAGCGGTGCGGAGTACCGCATCGTCTACCTTCACCTGATAAGCAAGCTGCCCTTCGCCTGTCCACGTTATCACCGGCCGCGGGCTTGAGGTAGCATATACCGTTGGAGTCGGTGGTTTGCCCTGGGCCGTAAATGACGCCTCTTCGCTCCATGCGCTAACTTGATTGTTTGCGTTCGTGCAGCGCACGCGCCATTTTACGATGCCTGCGGCAAAAGTGTTTGGAGGTATATTTACATTAGTGTTTGCCGATTCTGCGGAGGCCAACGCAGTCCAATCAGTGTGAGATGTATCCTTATATTGCAGTTCGTATTTTTTCTGTGCTAACCCCTCACGGCTTGCGTATGTCCACTCAAAATTTATCGTATCCCAGCTTCCGGCGTATGTGTTTTTCGGTTTTACTGTCGTTACGGTTATTTTGTCGTTCGGGAGTAAGCCCTTTATGAAGTAGTTGCCGTATTGGTTTTGGTCGTCTTCCAGTTGTGTCGATTGTGGGATTGCAAAAGCGGGGACAACCCCGTACGTGTCCGAGGGGCCGTTGCTGTAAGTGGAGCCGCGCACGCTGACGAGCCATGCGTAGTCGGAGGAGTCCTGCGAGGAAAGCCACCAAGCAGTAGTCGAGCCGTTAACGGTTTTCCGCCTGCTTGCATCGCTCGTGTATAGCTGGAGCGCCTTTCCCTCCGCAACTCCGCTGTTATTGCCAAAGCCCGCCATGGTGTAGGTCAGGGCGAACATCTTGCGGGTTATGCTATTGCTGCCTTTGAGAGCAAAGGTAACATCTATCATTTTTTCGCGCAGCGTTTGCGGGAAACTGTTGAATATCGTATTTTTTATAAGATTATCCAGTGTTCCGTCCGGGTATAGGGTCGAGTTTCCAAACTCCGATTCTTCGTATGCATTTTTGTATACCAGCACTGCGCCTCCGGATACGAGGTTATTTTTATCCGCCACTTCGCATTGCCTGTTTTCTTCGGTGCCTACCGGGATGAGTATTATTGCCCCGAGCGGCAAGTCTGCTAATGTCGCCATATGTTACCCTCCGTACCCCATCCGCACGCTGCGGCGGTAGTTGTTCGCCATGTCGATGAGTTTTTGTATATCGCTTATCTGCGACATATCAACTCTGATATTAAAGGTGTCGCCGCCCACGCCGCGGCTCTCCTGGTTTGTGAGCACCTGGCTTCCCTTTGGGAGGTTGACCAGCTCCGGGCCGTTTTCGCCCACCCAAGTCAGGCCGCCGCGCCAGTTGTCGGTGCCAGCGGCGTTATGCGCCACGCTGCCCATCCAACGCCCGAAGCTGCTGTCTGTGCCGTTAAAGACGTTGGCTATGCTCTGTATATTCGAGGTGTCAAATCTCTTCTGCCCGAAGGAGAAAAGATAATCCAGCGTGTCTGTAAGCGCTCCCACAGCGTTTACGACCACCTTCACCGCGTCCGCGAACAGGGCCAGTACGCCGCCAATCGCCTGGAATACCGGCTTTAGCAGGTTGAGTATATCCAGCACCGGCTCTAACGCCTGTAACAGGTTGCCCGCCAGTTCGATGATTGTGCCGAAAAGGTCAACCAGCCCCGTATCCGCCGCAAACTCCGCAAATTGCATCGCAAGGTCGCCCACGATCTGTATTACCTGTTCGAGGGCCGGTGCAAAAGCAGCCGCAACTTTGCTTTTCGCGGCTTCCATTTTTGCCTCGAACATTCCGAGCAAATCGCTGAGAGAGGCCAGCTTTTGTATGTCCTCGTCCTTCACGATGGGCGCTGCCGAGGCTACCTGTTCTATTGCCCTGCCGTATTTTTCAAGCATGGGGATAACGGCTTCTTCGCCGGTCGTTCCCAGCAGTTTTGAGGCTATTGCATTTCTATCGGTTACGTCGGACATCTGTGCCAGAGCGCTGTATACCTCTGTAAAAAGCTGTGCCTGTGATTTCATTGTGCCGTCGGTGTTTGTCACCGATACGCCGAGGCGGTCGAACATTTCCGCCGCTTCGCCGGAGCCGCTGGCGGCGTCCTGTGCTTTCTCGGCAAGGGCGGAAAGGTCTCCCTTAGCCTGATCCATCGAGTAACCCACGGACTGCATGACATAATCGAGCTGCTGATATGATTCGGTGGACATGCCAAGCTGAGATGAACCGCTCTCGATTTCTTTGGCCCATTCTGCCTGCTGCACCGTCAAGTCGATAAGCGCTTTTTCTACCACCACTATCGCGGCGGCTACCGCCGCACACGTGCCTATCAGCGCCATGGATTGACCGTCTATCTTCACCATCCCGTCGAGGGTTCCCTTGATGTTGTTCGGCAGGCTTATTCCAAATTTGCTGCCCAGTTCGTCGAGCGCATCGCCCAGCCCCTTGCTGTTGTCCCCCGCATTATCAGCCCCATCGCCGTACTCTTTCAAGGCTTCCGTGTTGTTTTTCAGCTCTTTTTCGGCTTTTATGAGCGCCGTTTCGGTGTCGTTCACGGCCTTTTTCATGCGCATCGTGCGTTCGTCGGCCTCGCCATAGGCCGCGCCCACCTTCTTTAGCCACTCTTCCTGCAATTCCAGTTTGTCTTTCAGGTTCAACACGCTTTCGTCGAGGTTTTTGTTTTTTGCGTTCAACGCCTCGGCGGAATCGGCATTATCCTCAAACTGCGCCGCCAGCTTTTTTGATTCCGATTGCAGCACTTTCATGCCGTTATCTATGCTTTTCAGTGCTTCTTTATATTCCTTTTCCCCTTCGGCTATAAATTTCGTTCTTATGTTCGGCATTTACGCACCTCCCAAAAATGCGGATAGGCTTTTAGTTTCCTCCTGCGTTATGCCCTGCATTTTTGCATATTCTTTGATTATTCTTGCTATCCTGTACGGCGTGGCCGTTTTCCAGAATTCCCTTTCACTCAGTCCGAATCGTATCACCCATACCGTAAGATACCACGCGAAATTTATGGGTTCGTCTTCCGCGTGGTTTTCGCGTTTTTTGGTTCCGCTTCCTCATCGCCGCGAAGCGCCGCTGCAGTCAGTTCCATCACGAGCGACGTTACGCCCGAAAGCTGTGAGGGCGGTATGAGCCGCCCCACTTGCTTCACGGTATAAGACTTGTCGGAGCCCTCGCTGTCAAGATAGTCGTTTATCATGGCAGTCAAAAAGCACACGATTGTCTTTGTCGTAGCGCTCCTGAGCGCTTTTGATATATTGCCGTCAAACATTTCCTGCACGTCCGCCAGCACATTCATGTTGCAGCAGAGGGTCATTTCCTGTCCGTCAAAGGTGTATTTTGCGGTTTTCAGTCTTATATCCATGCCGTTCTCCTTTTATGACGCGCCGAAGCACTTGTTTATCCACGCTACCGCATCGCTTTCGCTTGCCAGTGTTGCAGTCTCCATGATACTCTTGTCCTCGCTGTCATCTGCTAAAAACTCGCCCGTGGTCGTGGGAGTCTGGAAGGTGATGCTGTCGCCTTTTGTGGCGTATACATAGCCGGGTGCGCCAAAAAGCACCTTGTACACAAAGACGGCGGTGTATTTGTCCGTGCCGTCAATAGCGTCCGGGGCGTAAAAGCCCATGCCGACATACTTCGCAATGTCCTTCGCAGTGGCTTTAAGGCTCTTTTGTGAGGTGTTTGTTCCTACGTTGCGCGTATTTTCGCTCATGCCAAAAAGCAGTTTCTGTGCCGCGTCGGTGATGTATTTCACTCCAACGCTGGCAGTGCCGCCGGTTATGAGTTTCTTGTACTCGGCAAGGCGGCTCTCGGCGTACAGTCTGCCCTCGGCAGCGGTCAGGTTCAGCTCCACGCTCATGGCATCGCCCATACTTATGGGCGTTTCATAAGTGATAGTGCCCTCGGTGTTTATATATTTGCCGATTTTTATTCCTCTGAGATCAAAAGTAGGCATTTAATCCAATCCTTTCTGCTTAAAAAATAGGTTTACCTTTTGGTTCAAAATTTCCTCAAATTTCTTTACTGCGCGTTCCTCGGCTATTGTCCAGAAACGGGAACCGGGGTCGTTAGAGCGCCCATAGTTGCGGCTGAATGCCACTTGCCCATTGGACGCGCCGCTGTCGTTTTTCCCTGTGGGCTTCACCATAACATAGCGGGAGCCGTCCTTATCCTTGCCTTTTGATTTTTTGATAGAGCGTAGCAGAGAGCCGGTACGATATTCGCCATACTGATATATGGCCCGTTCGATTTCCTGTTTTGCATAGTCTGCGCCATCGTTCATCAGTTCGTCGTTTAGTTCGTCTATGCCGTCCCTTACGCCTTTTAGGGCCGCCTCCACCTCATCAAATCCGGAAAACTCAACGTTAGCCATATATCCCTCCTACGCCCACCGCGGTCATGGCAATGTGGTACAGTCCCGTGTCCACTTCGTATATTTCCGCGTCCACAGTGCAACTCCAGCCTGCCGCAGCGAGCCTGCCCTTGATATCCTTTATAGCCAGCTCGAACGGGGGAGTGTCGGTGTAGTAATCCACAGAGTACATCACGCCCGTTTCCTTTTCTGCGCCCTCTGCGTATAGCGTCCCGATCTGGCCCATGCACTGATACGTGATATAGCTGCGCTGGTCGCCCATGTAGGGCGGGTGGCATACGGTGTATCCATCCTTGAGTATCTCCGCTATGGTCATGCCGTCACCACCCTCTGAGCCTTAATCTCCAAAAATTCCCGGCGGTCGCCTATGTTGTCTATGCTGATGATCTCGTAAGGCTCGGCATCCCGCTCATGCCATATGCGGCACTCGACGGTCACAAGGGGCGAGTAGCGCATGGTTATGGTCGCGGGCTGCCGCAAGTGCAGTTCTTCCGCCTGATATACCTCCGTACCGTGGGCATTCACCCACTTGCACCACACGGGGCCGGGGAAAACATTTTTAAAGTTTTCCGCGCTGAATCCGGCTTTGATGCTGTATTCCGGCGCTTTTATGGTGATTTTCGTTCGCATTTCGCCTGCTCCGGCTTTAATTGCCATCAAAACCACCAGCCTTTATATTGATTCAGCATCGCGCGAACCGCTATGTCTATCTCGGTCGTAGAACCCTGTATCACAGCCTCCCGGTTGGTGTACCAATGGCCTATGAGCAGGAGCATGGCCTGTCGCACAAGGTAGGGTGTCTCCTCGTATCCTGCGGTGTAGGTTATGACTGCGCCGGGCTTGTTTACCGTCACGGTGCCGCGGCGCACGTCTGCGGTATACTCCACCGCCTCGCCGCCCACTGTAACGCTGTCCACGCTTATCACGGGGCCACGCGGGAGTGTCACAGTGCCGCTCACCTCCGGGTAAGCGGTTATGGACTGCTCCGCAAATGACTTCCCGCAATAGTTCTCGCAATATTCGCGGGCCGCGCTTATGAGAGGAGCTATTATATCCTTGTCCTCGCTGGTATCGCCGGGGTTATTCCGCAGATGCAGTTTTACCTCTTCGAGGCTTAGCGGTTCCACTGCTGGGGGTTGTCTTGTTATTACCATTGTCGGCCTCCATGGCTATGGCGTAACAGCCCCTGATGAGCTGCCGCGCCGTTGCCTCGTCTATGTCAATGATGGAGCCGGGCGGGGTTACTCCCTCCGGCCCGGCTGCTAAGGTCAACATTTTGATTTTCATCAGCTCGCCTTCATCTTTAGGCGGCTGAACGCCTCGCCTACTACGGGTGCGCCGTCGCCATAGTACTCGACAACGTAGCCTATCTCGTTGTTGACGGCGTACAGCTCGTTAAGCACCTGTATGTAGAGGCCATCGCTGTCGCATACCCAATAGCCGGTTTTAAAGTCGCCGTATACTGCCACGTACTTGCCCGCGGCTACGGCGTTAGGCGCGTACTCGGACATATACACGGGAGCGCCCAGCAGCATATCAGGCTGTCCTGCCTGCACGGAGGGCTGCCATATATACTGGCCGTCGCTGTCCTTGAGCTTTGCGATCATCTTGCAGAGGTCGCGGTGCATTACCCAGGAGGCCCCGCGCATATACTGGCCCTTCACGCCGTATTTGCACTCTATCAGGTCGTCGGTGGCCACGGCGGTGGCGGAAGCGGCGGTAACGTCGCGCCCGGTGGCTATGCCGCTGTCAGAGGCGGTAAAGATGCCCAAAGGCTGGTTAGTGCCCGTTCCGCTCATAAAGGCGTTTTCCTGCGCCGCCTCGATCTTGTACAATATGCGGTCAAGCACGGTCTGATCAGGGCTGGGCGCGTGGCGCATGAGGGTCTTGGATATCTTAATCAGTTTGGCAAGGCGCTGGGGCTTAAATTCGCGGCGGCCGAAGGCGATGGTCGCCTCTTCGGGGGCTGCCGCCACCTCGGTTGTCCATGCCACATCAGACGCATCGGTAGTCAGGCTGGGATACCCAAGGCTCTGTGCCTGACCTATGGGGCCCACAACGTTGCATATCTGGCGCATAAACATGTCATTTTTGAGCCCGGCTATGAGCTGGTTGACAAATTCCACGGGTGCGGTCAGATAACCGGCGGTAGCGTTTGTGCCAAGGGTCATGGTGGTGTTTTTGTACCTGGTTATGGACTCGGAATCGCCCTGCAGTGCACGGGCAAATACTTTAATGTGCTCGTCCTTTTTGTCGCCCAGCTTGTCGATCACTTCACCGGCGGCGCGTTCCCGCTCGAGCTGCTTCTGCTCGCGGATTATGTTGGCGTTGAGCGCGTCAAACTCCTTTTCGAGCCGGTTATAGGTCTCGGTGGATTCCGCGTCCATCACGCCGTCTTCAAATTTGTTCATTATTTCGCGCATCTGGGTTGCGGCATTTGCGCGATCCTGCATCATTTCGTAGAGTTTCTTCATCGGTTACTTATACCTCCAAAATTTTTAGTTTAGTCGCTCTGAATCTCTTGCGCTGCTCCTGCAGTGCGGTGTTTATATCTGCTGCGGGCTGGATTGCTCCCCCGTTGTCAGGCTCCCTGTTTTCCAGCGGTTCCTTCGGCGCGTGCTTGTACAGCGCAAACCACTTTTCGGTATCCGTGCAAGCCGCGACCTTTTTGTTTTCGATGAGTTCGTTTACAAAGCCCATATTAAGCGCTTCGGTGCCGCTCATCCACGTTTCTGCTGTCATAAGGGCGGATATCTCGTCCTTCTCCTTGCCGGTGCGGGCGGCGTATATGCCCGCTATCTGGTCGTTGATACGGTCGAGCTCGTCGGCGGTCCTGCGTAAGTCCTCCGCCCCGCCGCCGGTGTATGTCCATGCATTATGTATCATCAACGTGGCATTTTCGGGCATTTTGATGGTATCGCCCGCCATGGCAACCACTGATGCGGCGGAGGCGGCGAGGCCGTCTATATGCACGTTTTTTGTCGCCGGGTGGCGGTTGAGGATGTTGTACAGGCTAAATCCCGCAAAGATGTCCCCGCCAGGGCTGTTGATATACACATCAAGGGTGGATATATCCCCCAGCGCCGCCAATTCTTTTTGAAATTGCGCAGGGGTTATTTCGTCGCCCCACCATGACGTATCGCTGATCTCTCCGTACAAAAAAAGCTCGCCGGCATTGCCGAGAGCTTTAAACTCCCAAAATTTATTCATTTTTCAGGGGCGCTCCTTTCGCTTGCGCGCTTTTAGGCGCGTTGAGTTTTGCGTTTTCCAGCGGCAGCATGTTGCCGTTGATAAAGTATATCTTTCCCAGCCCATCGGGTATGGGGTTCATATCCTCCAGCTCGCGGATATCGTCCGCGTTCATCACACCATTCTGCCGCATTGTGTTGTAATAGCTCGTTCGGGTGGCGGTATCGCCGCGTAGCAGACTGTTTGTATTAAACTTAAAATAATACTTCGCCTGCTCCGCCTCGCTCAACAGGTCACGGTAAAGGGCCTGCTCTATACGCACGGATAGGGGATTTATGCAGTCACGTACAAACTCGGCGCTCTGCTGCTCAATATTTGAAAAAGTGGCTTTTTCCAGATCCATGCACATGTGTGGGGGTACGCCAAAAATGCGGCATATCTCGGTTACTGCCCATTTGCGGCTATCAAGGAGCTGTGTCTTTGACATGTCCCTGTCCCACGGCTGCGCCGTGGAGCCGTTTTCCAGAAACATCCATTTCCCGGCGTTTTCTACGCCGCCGTAGTTGCTCTGGAAGTCCTTTTTGAAGCGCTCGTATGCCGTATCGGAGAGTTGCCCCGGATAGGTTATATAACCGCCGGGGGAAGTACCAGAAAAGCCCCTTTGCGCGTATTGTGTCATGCTGTTATTCAGTCCCAGTACGCTTGCGGCTATGGTCATCGGGTCTTCCGGCGTGCGGTCGCCAAATCTAAAACCGGGGATAAAGACAAAATCGCCCTCCCGGAGCGTTTCTGTTATGCCGTCATAGGTGACGTATATATACTGTTCCCCGTTTTCCCGGTTGGTGTACACTTCCGAGCAGCAGGAGGTGGGCAGATTTTTGAGGTGTCGCACAAAGCCGTATCTGTCCCGCACTATGCGGAGATAACCGCCGCGAGTGAGCAGCATGTTTGCCACAAGCATCTGCATAAGCTCATACGCCGTGGTGGTGCGGTTGGGCAGCACATACAACAGCTTATACAGGGGATGATCCCGTGCCTTTTGTTTGCCCTCCCCGGTATTTTTGTACATGTGCAGGGGCAACGCCGCCATGGTCTTGCTTATCAGGTCAACACACCTGAATACCGCCGCGACCTGCAGCGCCCCCTCTGCGCTTATGGCGTAACCCTGCCCTGCAAGGTACATCTGCCATGCGCTATCATCTGATACGGAGGGCAGTGTTTTAACGTCCGCCGCCCGTATTTCGTATGTTTTGCCAAAAAGTTTAAATCTCTTCACTGTTTACCTCACACTATTCTCAGGCCGCGGTGCTCGTATACGCTGCGCTTGGGTTCCAGTTTTACCGCCGCCGCCATCGCGTCTATCAGGGCGCACATCGGGTCTATCCGCTCTATGCTCCGGTTTTTCATGGGTTTTATGTTCTCGTTGCCGTCCTGGGCTACTACTACATTGCCAAAAGACCAGCGCCCGCATGGGTTTTTTTCGTGTGTCATTTCGCCTTCGCGTAGGAGCCGCTCAAGTTCTTTCATCGCGGGCGACATACCGCCCATGGTCTGCGGTATGGTGATTATCTTTTGTGCCGCAACCTCCTGCTGCATAAGCGGTCGCAAGGAATCTATGCGCCACTCGTCCGCCGCGATATATTTGACGTTATAATCCAACATGAGCTTGTCGAGATAGTTTGCGATATAAGCGTAATCCACGCAGTTGCCAGGCGTCGCGTGCATATGCCCCGCCTGCACCCATTTGCTAAAAGGCACATGATCCCGGCGCTCCCGTTCCCGCATGTTTTCCTCGGGAATCCACGCGTCCACAAAAAAGCGCCACTCCGTTTCCTCCGGCGGCGGTGGGAAAAGGACTGCCACGGCGGTCAGGTCGGTGGTGCTGGACAGGTCTATGCCTACATAACAGGGTCGCCCCAGCATGTCGGATTTATGCCAGCCCCCTTCGGTATCATCCCATAGGGTGATGGGCAGCCAGCCGGTGCGTTTAAGCGAGATCCACTGATTGAGCCGGAGCCACCGGAAGAGCTTCTCTGCCGCCGGGCTGTTTCGGGCCTTTATCGCCTCGCTGCGCACATTCTCAATTTTGATGGATACGCCCAGCGAGGGATTGGCTAAGTACCAATTTGTTTCATCGTATATGTCCGCGTCCTCAGGGACGGTATAGATTTTGGCGTAAAACGCCGGGTCTGTCAGTTCGCCGCTCAGCACCTTTGTTGCTATTTCGTGCTGTTCCCATCCCACACTTTTGCGGTCGGGGTCGTCGCCCGCGGTGGTGATGCACCATATGAGCTGCTCATTCCGTGCAGCACCCGTACCAAATGTCAGCACGTCCCACAAGTCCCGCTTGGGGTGGGCGTGTAGTTCATCTATGATGACCACGGAGGGGTTAGGCCTGTGTTTGGTCGCCGCCTCTGCCGACAGCACTTTAAAGCGGCTGTGTGTGCGGAGATTCAGCATTTCCTTCGTGCTGTCTTTGATTTTGATTATCTTGGACAATACTTCGCTTTGCTCCACCATGCTCTTTGCGGCGTTAAAAGCTATTGATGCCTGGTTCCTGTCTGCGGCGCCGCAGTATATCTCGCCGCCCGGTGCGTCCATGACCAAGTGATACAGGCTCAGCGCGGCGATAAGTTCGGTCTTGCCGTTTTTCTTGGCGATCTCCAAATATGCCATGCGGTACTGCCGCACGCCCTCGGCGGTCACGGTGCCGTATACGGAGTTTATGACCCCTATCTGCCATGGTAAAAGCACAAAGGGTTTGCCGTAAAAATCGCCGGTATGTTTAAGGGCCTGTACAAACTCGATAACTTCGAGGGCTTTGTTCGAGTTAACCACCGTACTTGCTCAGATATGCGGCCATGGGGTCGCTCTCTGCGGCTTTTTTCGCTGCTGCTACACCCATGCGAGCACGGCCCACCGGCGACAGGCACAGTTGCTCGGCGTATTTTATGATATTCTGCCCCTCCCGGCGCATGATGGTGATATACGGGTTTTCCGTTGGCTTGCCGTCCGCCGCCCGGTATATAAGCGGGCCGTTTTGGTATTCCGCCTCGGCTTTTTGGTATATCGCCACACTCTCGCAGTAGGCAGCGAGGGCGGATATGTCCAGATCGTTAATTATCGGGGTGTCGAGCTGACGGTAGAGCTTTACTACCCTTTTCCATTCCTTCTTCGCCTCCGGGGACAGGCTTTTGGGTGGTTTTAATTTGTCGGAGCAGCCGGTAGGTTCGCCATTCTCCCGGTTTTCCATCGTGTCTTTGGTATGCCGGTTTTTGCCGTTATCGACGAGCTTTAGCGGCCTCGGCTTTCTTCCTGTCGGCATAGGCTCCTCCTTTCTCAAATTCTGTATTTGCCTATGATTTTTTTGTGTCCTTTGACGCTGTTGCAATGTATGCAGGCGGGCTGGTGATTGGCGGTATCCCAAAAGCGCGGGTCGCCCGGCCCGTCAGGCGGGTCTATGTGATCCACGCACCGCGCCACCATAGTGCAGCCATCGTCCAGCCGCAGGGCGCAGAGTTGATGTTCCGGGGCCGACAAATACCAGCGGGAGTATTTGCTCCATCGGGCATCATATCCGCGCTGCCGGGAGCTGCCCCGCCGCTCGTCCTGGGCGTGTATCTGCTCCTGCTGCCGCAGTTCGCCCGCCGTCCGGTGCTCATCGCAGTATCGTTCGGCGGTCAGCGCATTACATCCAGGGTACTGGCAAAAATGTAGGGCTCGGCTTGCCATATTGCCGCTCATCTCCCTCAAAATGCTCAAGGGCCGCTCTTCGCAGCCCTTTTGATGGTATTATTATAGCACATAAAGAGTGTGGGAAAGTGTTGAGTTTTATTTATCTCGTTTCACAACGGGTTTTGGTTTTATGATGCGCGGTGCGGTTCGCGCATAAAAGTTTTTGCCTTATTATTTTAGTTTGTTTATCTTTTTGGTTGACTTTTTAATCTGACAGGTATATAATATAGACATAACAAGAGAGGAGCACACAAAAATGACAATCATTAGCAGCCAGCACTACATCAACCCCGAAATAGTAGCTGAGAAAATAGAGCAGCTCACCGCCGCCGGTGCTAAAAGCGTCATCGTCCCCTGCTCCTATGTTGGCATAATCGACGGTGTAGAGTATGCTATACAAACTGACAAGCACCACACCCTCAGCGCGGCTCGGGAGTTGGATTTGCCCGTTGAGTACAAAATCACCGATGACCCCGAGGGGCTAACTGGTATTGATTTGCTGGAGGCCCGCCAATATGACGGCGATTATTACGACGTAGAACACAGTAATCCCTATTATGACGAGATCGTGACGGTTTGGTAAAAACAAAAAGGAGGATATGAAAATGGTACATTTTGACACGTATGACGAGGCGGTGGAAAATTGCCGTGGTGATGAGGTTGTGGTTGAGGTTGACGGCGGCTGGGCCGTTATGTCCGTAACTGATTATCGCGTCTGGGTCATGCAGGATTAACGGAGGTGAGCACATGACAGATAACACGGTTAAGGCCCTGGGTCGGGCATATGGTATAATGGCGGCGCAGCTCCCCGACATCATCGGGGCGCACTGCCGGGTGCAGACAGCTAATATGTGGCCCATCCGTGGGCTGGGTGAGGGCTTGCGGTATATGATTATTAACCGCAAGCTCACACCCGATGTCGACAGAGCCATACGGGACGCGCTGCAAGGCGCAGAGGATGTAACCGAGGACGACCACGCGCTGCCGTTCAACCAGCAAGGTATGTGGGAGCTTGCCTATATGCAGGGCCGGTGCGCGCTCGTGCTCAGCGACGGCGAGTATTTGCGGGATCAGCTCAAGGCCCGTGGCCTGACGTTGGAGCAGGCCGCCGAGGCCTGTGAGGTGAGCAAGGCCGCAGTGCATTCGTGGTGTGCCGGGGTCAAACCGATCCCCCACGCGCGGCAGGAGCTGCTCGCGGTAAAGTTTGGGATAATGATATAAGAGGGCTATATCAGCCCTCTTATACGGTATTCTCTTTACGCTGCTATTCTGCCTATCAGCCTGTCTACCCCCTGTCTCTCAAGGGTCTTCGCCCAATCAATCGAGACGTGCATTTGCTGCGCTATCCGCTCCCAATATCCCCCTTTTGCCACTCCGTATTTAACGTACCGCAGTCTTATTGCCTCATATTCCAGCGGCGGCAAACACATCACTTCAAATTCTATCATTCCCACCCAATGATCGAGATTTTGTAATTCGTCTTCCAGCCGTTTTTTCTTCTTTCGCAGTCTTTTTAATTCCCGCGAAGCTTTTATCACCGTGGCCGGAGTGCTGTCCGGCAGTTCAGTACCGTGCGGCAGGCCCGTAATCTGCTGCGGGTGAAGGTCGTATTGCGCTTCGATCTCCTCGTCAACGCTAATTAACAACCGTTCTTTTTCTGTCCTCGTGCGCTCTGCATTACCCCAATACATCAGCAGTCGCCGCACGGCTGCCCTTTCGTCTCGCCTTTCCCGCGTTGCTTTTTTCGGATTCAATTTTTCGCCTCCTTTTTGGATTAAAAACCGTCGTTTTTGATGTAATTTTACAAATCTTTTCGGTGACCAATTTGCCGTCGCCGTTTATTTGTAGTTTTGTTGTTTTCGGGCGCCCCATTGTCGTTCATTTTCGGAGCTTCTCAAAAATCGAAAAATTTTTCTTCCGATGGGCCGCCCCGGTACCACGGAGGGTTGATTTAGCTTTTTGATGCCCCCCTCCCCTCTATTTCGGCCTGTTTTCTCCGGCACAGGTTCGCCGTGTTCCCCACCGGCGGAGTTGTCCCCGAACCCTCCAACGCTTTTCTCTATCATTCATTTCAGCACTTCTTTCCGTGCTTATAGGGCCGCCCACGATTATAGGCCATCTTTTGTCGCATAATCTCGTCCACATCCAGTCCCTCATGGCCAAACCAATCCAGTATCCTAATAAGGCAATCGGCCATTTCGACGGCTATGCCCTCGGGCTTGCCGCCCACACCGGGGTAAATCATGTTGCGGCCGGCGCGGTATTCCTCTACCGCCTCCGACAGCTCGCTATGGCAAAGGGCGACAATCTCCAGCAGATTCCGTTCCTCATCCCACCAGCCATGAGTAACGGCGTTTTCGTGTATTTCCTTCGCCAACTTGTACAGCGGCTCTTCGTTGTTGTGGATCGTTATCATTTTTCTCCCTCCCATATCAGCGGCTTCCCCTCTGCGTCTACCATTACGCACACGCCGCCTTGGTATGTTTTTAAATATTGTACCCCCGTGAGATTATCGATATATATCGTATACAATGAACCCGCTTCCAGTGTTCGTAGTCTGCAAGTACCAGCCTCGGCCTTTACGCACCCGCACAGGGCGAGGGTCAGCAGGGTTAATATTGCTATTGCTATTATTCGTTTCATTTTTCCTCCTTCGGCGGTTCTGGCAGCGGCATCCAGTGAGTAACCTCGGCGCGTCCACGATGGATAAAGTGGTCGATTGCCAGATACCCTTTGTCAATATTTCGCACGCCATTTTTGCTTCTGGTGGCCACCAGCACTTCCACTTGGTCTTCAGGTAGTCTATCCCTTACGCTTATCCAGTTCATCAGTTACCTCCTTCGGGGGGCTCCGGCATGGGCATCCACGCAATAACAGGATTACCTCTAAACCATAGTCCGCCAAACTTTTCTATGGGATATAAAAGCCCCAGCATGTCAATGTCAGTGTCGCCGGCATCGTAGTAATACCACCATTCCGGCAATAATTGTCTCATGCGTATCTCGCCGCGAAAAATCTGTCCATCTTGCAGCAGGATAATCACCGGTTCCTTTTCTTCTGGTAGTCTGTCCCTTACTTTAATCCAGTTCATTAGTTTCCTCCTTATCCATTTTTGCTATTTTATAGCCCTTGCACTTAACCCCACGGCGGTAACAAGACGAAATCGAACACTTTACAACGCCCAAGTATTCACATGCGGCCTTTTCCGATTCAAATATTAAATCCTCACCATCCTTTTCCAGCATATACCCCGTCTTATTCATTTCGTGCAGCCGTTCTATATTCTGTGGCTTTCTTTTGTGAATGTCTCTAATGTTTTCCGTATAAGACACAAAGCAACAGTTAGCCCTACTGTAAACCTTGTTGCCGGGGTTAATTATATCCTTATCAAGGCAATATCCTGTTTTGTTGAGCCAGTTATTGTACCCCGCTAAATGTGTTATGTCGCTTGCGAAAAGATTAAAATTCAACCATCTATCACATACTTCACAATCAGCGTAGCTTTTCCCTCTGTCTCTCTCATGTTGCTTTTTATCATAGCATCTGCGTAGCATCCCATACCAAAGGTTGTAAACTCTTTTATCAGGGTTTTCTACATTGCAGACACCACCATACCTATTCACATTTACCATTGTTTTCTCCCATCATATAAGCTCCACAGTTGGGGCAGTTTCATAAATCCCCCTCTTGATTCTTTTTCGTACCGTAAACTCTGATATTCCGGCCTTCTCAGCCATTTCCCTTACCGTCAACTTTTCTTCGCCTTGCTGTACATAAACCCTACAACCTGTCTCGTCCTTTTTCCCATCCGCCAGGTATAACGGGCATTCTCTGACGTGGTAGCTTCCACCATCCCAGCCGCTGTTATCGTGACAGTTTATCGTTGTCGGTCTTGCGTTCCAGCCTTTAACGGGCATCCCATCTTGGCGGCTCCAACTGCACCCTAAACCGGGTTTATTTGTCGCTCTCAGGCACGTCCAACATAGCGTTTGCTTCATACAACCTCAAAAAATCCTCCGCTTGCATAGTTACTAACCACTTTTCGCGGCTCCTTCGGTGGAACACCGCCGGTATAAGCTCCGGCTTCGCGTCGCGCCTCGCCTGCGCCATCCATTCATGGATTTTTGTCGTCTCGCAGCGTTTGCACTCAACGTGAATCCCCGGTAAACCTATCACGTCCGATGCGTCCCCCGTTTGTCCGCAGTATTGGGAAGTGCGCCGGGCATTGAACCCGTATTCACGGAACAGGGCGGCAAGCTCCCGTTCTCCGGCTTTGCCTTTTTCTCTCTGCGCCTTACTCATCCCAGTGTATATCCCAGTCGTTACCGTTGTCGGTGAAGGTCAACACGGTAACGCCATTAACACTTACAACGGCTTTTCCATCCTTCATGTTGTCTATCACGCTCTGGAATATGGTTTGTATTATCCACTTTGCGAGTTCTTCTGTCATAGTTCCTCCCATTCCACAATTTCATCCTCGTACAGAAAATACTTTCCGTACCATTTCACGCTTAGTTCCCCGGTTCGCCCGTTTCGGTTCTTCGCCACGATGATGCTCGCGTCCTCGCTTTGCGGGTCGGGTCGGTGAAGGAGTAATACCTCGTCCGCGTCCTGCTCTATGGCTCCCGATTCCCGCAAGTCCGATAGTCTCGGCCTTCCATCGTTCCGGCCTTCTATCGCCCTGTTGAGCTGGCACAGAAGAACGACAGGGGCATTCAGTTCCTTCGCCAGAAGCTTTATTTTTCGGCTTATGTCGGATACCTCGTTTTCTCGTGTGCGGTTCCTCAGGCTGGATTGTATTAGTCCTAAATAGTCAATCGCTATGAGGTCTAATTCCCGTTCCTGTTGCTTTATCGCGTAGCATTGTGACCTTATTGCCTCCACGGTATAGGCGTTATCCGACAGATACAACCTTGTCGCGCTCAGCTTATTTACGGCGTTCTGTATCCTGTCAACCGCTTCCTGACCGCCGCTGAACATTTCATCACGGCTGCACTTCGCATAGCTGATGATTGCCCTTTGAAGCACATCCTCCCTCGGCATTTCCAGCGAAAACACCGCTACCGTCCTGTCGAACAAAGCCATATTCACGGCTATATTCATGGCAAGTGAGGTCTTGCCTACTGACGGTCTGGCTCCGATGATGGTTAAATGCCCTCTTTTCAACCCGCCTAACGTCTGGTCGAGAACCTGAAACCCCGTTGTAAGCCCCTCAGCGCCGTTTATAAGCCCATATAGGGCCGTGACAAAGTCATTCCCTACCCTGCTTACTTTACGCCCTCCACGCGCCCGTACAGCGTCTATAACGCCCTGCATACGGTCAAGATATCCCTCGTCCTTTCCCGATTTCATGTCCTTGACCACTTCCCGCAGTCCCGAAATGGCGTGTCGCTTTCTGGATTCCTCCAGAACCACCTTGATGTGATAATCGACATTTGCTGCTGATACAGTGCCGGTGACTATTTCCGTGATGTACTGTATCCCACCGGCCCTGCCGCCTAGCTTGTCAGCTACCGTTACGGGGTCTACCGGCTCGTTTGCGTTGAAAAGGGCAAAGATAGCGGAAAATATCTCTTGGTGTTCCGGCCTCTCAAAATCGTCAGGTCTCAATTCCCCGCATATTCTCTCTAAAGCCTCACGACTGAGAAGCGCAGAACCTAAAACAGCTTTTTCGGCAAGCACAGTTTCTCGTAGACCGGATTATCCCATGTCGAGACGCGGGGTATCTCGCTTCTGCTACGTTCCCATGTCCTGACAGCAGCTTTCCAGTCCTTCATCTTGTTTTTCCCCACCATCCAACCTTTAGAAGCGTAGAAGTCATAAAACTTCTCCGGATCAACGCTGTTCCTGCGTTCCTTGCAGTATTCCCTCACGGCTTCAAGTGTGGGTGGTATCCCCTTGGGGGGGATTATAGAGGGGGATATATTATCTTTGTCTTTATCTTTATCTTTATCTTTATCTATTGTATGTACCCTATTTGGGTTCGGTTTGGGTATCAACTTGGGTTCGGTTTGGGTATCAACTTGGGTATCAATTTGATTCCTTTTTTTGATACCTAAATCAATACCATTGTCATATAGCTGGACGATTTCATACTTCCCGGTAGCCCCCCTGTCTCCTGCTTTGTATTTAATCAAGCCCTGCTGTATCAGTATATTGCGATACCTCGTTAAACCGTTCTTATCAAGTCCCGCCATCGCTTGCAGCGTTGAATTAGGCGCGTTAAACTCCCGCTTCCAGCCTGCCGTATTTGCACAATCTAAAATTGCAAAGTACAAATATCCGGCTCTGGAAGGTAGGGCGTTTAGTTTTACCCAATTCCAATAGGCGTTTATCTGACTGATGTATTGCATCATTAACCTCGTATGTATTCGTTCAGTACGTCCCTTAACCTTCTCATGTCATCCGGCGCGAAAGAAATTGATTTTTTAATCCGATTCTCCCGTTTGTCCCATAGCCCTAACACATAAAAGGGCTTGTAGGTGTCCGGGTATGCCATAAGGTAGAGTTCTATCGACCAGCCATCGCCCTCGCCTATCGTGGCAAGGCGGCTTTCTGTTACGTACTCCATGACTAAAAGGGTAAAGGCTCGTCGTCTATTTCGGTAAACCCTGCCGGAGTGTCCGTTTTTTCTCGCGGCGTGAGAAACTCAACGTTTTCCGCTGTGATTTCGGTTATGTACCGCTTGTTTCCGTCCTTATCCTCATAGCTCCTGTTCTGTATCTCACCTTCTATGAGGACTTTACGGCCCTTTGAAAGGTACTTCCCGCACAACTCGCCCAACTGCCGCCACACTACTATATTGAGATAGTCAACAGGGGGTTTACCGTCAGTGCCCTTGTATCTGCGCTGCACCGCTACCGTAAAGGTGCATACGCTTGTTCCGCTTGTGGTCGTCCTTAGTTCTGGGTCTTTCGTCAGGTTTCCGGTCAAAATTGCTTTATTCATTTTTCCACTTCCTATACGTTAGTTTTTCTTCGTTCCAATCGGGATACTTTGCCATGAGATACGCTCTCAGCTTTTTTCTAAGCTCCGGCCTCCTTTCCGAATTATCATAGTCCCTATGGCACTCAGGACACAGTGTAACGATGTTTTGTTCTATCCCCTTACCGTTATGGCTTCGCGGGATAAAATGCGCCACAGGGCTTCCTGTGCGCCCACAGAGGACGCATAACTGATGATCTCTCTCCCATACCCGCGCTTTGACCTTCGGGGGTATCTCACACGCCTTGGTTCGTTTGCTTTTCATTTTGTGTTCCCCCATTCTCTGGATAGCTGCCCTTCGAGTATCCTTATCTTTAGCTTCTGCGCGTTTATCGCTTCCACCGCCGAATCATATAGGCTCTCAGCTATGTCCCGTTCCATTCTCAGTTTGGCTATATCTTCTTCGCCCTTGGCAATGTCCAAAAGGTGTGTTACCGGCTGCCCCTCGGCGCGGAGGACGGTAAGCCTTTTAGATAGCGCCATTCTGTACTCGCGCTCTGTTTCGGCCTTTTTCCGTCCTCGCGGTTTTAGCTCCTGCACCGCCCTGTCAAGTAGGGCTTGCTCTGTCATTATTTCGTCCCACAGCTCCATTTAAGCCCCCTTTGCGTTCAGCTTGTCGAGCGTGGTGCTTAACTGCTCCCGCGTCATATTCCACACGTCCACACCGTAGTTCTTTTTCGCCGCTTTATTGGCTAAATCCACGCTCCCCTTGCACAGGGCTATAACTTCCTCCTGCATGGCCTTTACGTCAGGATCGGCGGAAAACGTGTCGTAAACGTTGGGTTTAAATTTCGAGCGGGATGGAGACGTTGCATTGGTTTCCGTTTCCGGCTGAACAAACTCTTCGCTCTCGCTATCGGACATTATCCCAGAGTAAGCGAACTTTGAGAGTTTCAACACAACGCGATCAAACAACCTCTTATAAGCCATGGCGTATGGATAAGCGTTGCTACAGTTTTTGTCGTTTACCTCGCCCACTTCGTAAATACCCTGTTCATCATTGCAATAACTGTATACCAGTGAGTTTTTATATCCGTCCTTGTCAAAAAACACACAAGAAGGAGTGAACTTGCTTTCAAGACAGTCATTGATCTTTAAACACCCGTTGTGGCTGATTATTAGGCCGCTGTACGCCATCTTGTCTTTCTTTGCGGTGAGATTCATCAGTATCCAGAAATCAGCCTCCGCAAGGCCATATTTGCCGCTATTGATAGCTTCTATGGCCTTTTCCTTTGCGGCAATATACTTGGGGGATTGCCATACCGGCTTATCTCCATCTTTTGTATGTTCTACAGTCTTTTCGTTAAACATGCTCCCCTCACTTTATCTGCAAATTCTGCTTTACAACGATTTCCGCGCCCTCTGCCGTCCCGCCGGATTTCAGAAGCTCCTTTATCGCCGTTTTATTAGGCACGGGGGGCTTATAGGTCAGAAGCTCGTCATGCCCCTGCGCCGCCCACTTTATAAAGGCTTCCTCGTTTACCTCGACGCTTTCTGACTTTCTGAATGTCAGCTTGTTCCGCTTGCTTTCAAACTTTTCCTTATTGGATAGCTGCATCTGCATTGCAAGGTATCCCTTAAGCCACTCGGCCTTATTGGCTTTAGCCTTGGCTCTGGCGGTGAGGTTGTCGGCTTCCTCCTTGATGCTCTTTGCCTCTGCGGCAAGGTTCTTTATCATGCAGGCTACGTTGTCAATTTTGTCATCGAGCTGCATATCAAGGCTTTCGAGGGTGTCATACACGGCTTCTTCGGGTATCTCTCCACGGTCAACCGCGTCCATAAAGTCATTGAGATTCTTCGCTATGTCGTAAAGTGACATCATCTCGCCTCCTGTTTTAAAAGATTAGGGTCATATCGGTCATAGTAGGTGTCCTCAAACGGTTTGTAGGCTTTAGCTAAAAGGTACTGCTCCATTACTCACCTTCCTTTTCCAGCCTCTTGTCTATCTCGTTCCGATAAAGAGCTTTCCATAGGTCGCGGTCATGCCGCACTTCGGCAAGCTGTTCCGCAAGCATGACGATTATTTCATCTTTTGTCATTTCGCTTTCCTCCTTTTCGGCCTAAAGGCGTATCCCGCCATGCACCCGATGAAAAACATCGGTATGCCCCAGCTAAAAAATGCTCCCCACATACTTACCTCCTTACTTCCCGTTGAGTTTTTTCCTGATTGTCCGCGTCACGCTTTCGTGAAAATACCCGTTCACATCAAACCGCGTTCTTTCCTGCTTCCGGCGTTCTTCCCGCTTCCTTTTCTCCTGCCGTGCCGTTATATCGGCGACAAATTTTTCTCTGCTTACCACGGCTCACCTCACATAGTACCCTACGCAGTTATCGTATTTGTGCTTCCGCTTGGCTTGCAGTTCAAGGCTTTTCTCGTCCTTTACCATTGCCGCCATGCTCCGCACCAGAACCAGCGGTGATCCCTCGTGCGTGCCCTGGAGCCGCCCATCCTTGAGCATGGCGTAAACCGTCTTAGGATTCACGTTCAGCAGCTTCGCCGCCTGAATGGGCGGTACATACTCGCCGTGCATCTTCACCATGCGCTCCTCCAGCGCCTCAACGCTGTTTATACGCTCGTCCACGGCGGCGGTTATCATGTCCCGCAGGAGCTTGTCAAAGTTATCCATGGCGGTTTCCTTTCTGTGGTATAATCAAAAGTAAAAAGGGGTTTTATGCTGAGTTTTGCTTCTTTCCGTATTCTTGTTTACGCTTATTTTCATCGGGGCTTCGGCGTATCCGATGTTGACCGCATCGTGGGTAAAAAGTTCGCGCAGGGTTGTATAAACCAGCTGTATAACAAGAACCTGATATCCGTCAGGTACATCGCCGAAGGCCGTAACGGGCTTTTATTGCTCATAACGCAAGACGGTCGCGGTTTCCTGCAAAGATCACTTGTCGGTGCGCTGGTTACAGCAGTTTCTCTATCGCTTGCAGTATTAGCCCTAATATGACGAGCGCTCCGAGCACGAATATTTGCGTTTGCGTCCGCCTGATTTCTTCGTAAAGGCTCAGCAGCTTCTTGTCCGCGTCCTGCTCTTCCCATTTGCACGTCCACTTGTCTCTAAACATCATGCCGCTCACCTCCTATGTTGTCTGTTCGCTTTTTGACACGCATAGTGTCATGCTACATCAAAAAAAATTGCCTGTACGCTCATACCATAATAATCAGCGATTGTGATTTTGACTTCATCACGAGGCGTTCTTTCGCCGCTCTCATATTTTCGCAAGGACGATGCCGTAAGCCCCATTTCAATAGCTGCTTTTTCGCTACTTATGCCTTTTGTCTTGCGGCATTCGCGCAACCTACGTCCTATTTCTTCTCGCGTGGGCATGATTTTCACCTCCCATTCTTTTCTGTGTTTTAAGTATAGCACCATGACACTAAGCGTGTCAACACTATTTGTAACATTTTTTATTTACATTTGTCACTCTCTGTGTTATAGTGGTGTCGAGGTGATATAAATGGCTTTATTTGGTAGCCGAATTAAGCGTTTGAGAACAGAGCATGGCCATACTCAGGATGAATTAGCGAAACTTGTCGGGGTGTCAAGAAGCACAATCTCCATGGTCGAGCGCAATGAGCGCCGTCCTGATGATGAATTGCTCGAAACGATAGCCGACATATACAACGTTGATATGGATTACCTGTATGGGCGTCAAGAGGTCGAGAATCTTCATAGGCTTGTGTCCGAAAACGAGTATAAGCTTATACTGGCTTACAGAGAATTATCTCAGGAAGCCCGCGTTCTCGTCGATCATTTTGTATTATCGCAAAAATAGCTTTGAATTTTTCGGGGTCTTTTAAAGCTTCAATAAAAGCTCGTTCTTTTTCATGTTCAGTCATCTTTCTACCTCCAAACACTTGTTCTGTTTTGATAATAACACGTTAGATTCAAAAAGAAAGGGGGAATTTGTATGAGAGTACCATAAGGGGGACTGCGCTCAACAATGTTGCACAAATCGTGCCTCGGATTTGCCTTTAACCGGCAGAGGGAGCGGGAGCCGCTCACCTCCGCCTCGGCCAGAACGGCGGAGAAGCTTCGTGGGAGCCGCCCCGGTCTGAATTAAGCATATCTCGTTCCCTTGGTTTTTTAAAGCCACAAATAGTATCCTTTCAGGGTAAAAATTGTTTAAATGGGGGGTAAAATAATGGACTTTGAGCGATTGCAGGAGCTTGTGCGGCAATCCGGTAAGACGCAGCAGGAGATCGCGGACGAATGCGGGCTGTCGCTCGCTACTGTCAAAAAGGTGCTTCACGGACAAACATCAAATCCCGGCGTAGATACGCTGATAAGGATATTAAATACCATTGGCAAAAGTCTGCGGGATATAGATTCTGACTTTGTGAGAGTTCCGCAAGGATATAGTAAAGAGGATTTATACGAAGAACTTATCGCCACTAACAAGGAGCGTATAAACGATCTGGTAGCCGAAGGGCGGCGTAAAAACATTCAATTGCCCCTGTTGTCAGGTGTTTCCGTGTTATTGATGGTGGTTTTAAGCGGAATATTTATCATAGATAGCAGATATCCGAGCATGGGGCTGATACGCCCCGAAACTAAGCATTTATCGACAATAGCAGGGGCTATAATGCTGGTTTTCGCGATATTCGCAGGCTTTCTCATATACATCAGCATAAAAGAATGGAAAAGGTTAAAATAGGAGGGTTTGGTCAATGGGTATGATACATCAGTGCTCTCAGTGTGGGAAAAAGGGGTTGTTCTTGCCGCTCAACAACCTTGGGCACTGTGAGGAATGTATAAAAAAGAATAAGGCGGAACGAGACGAGCTCAAGGCAGAGCAGGATGAGCGCGAAGCGAAACAGATCAAATGCGAGGCGGCGCAGGACGTGCCGCTCATCGCCGAAACGGAAATTACAGACGACGAGGCAGAGAAAAAGGAGGAAGTTGAAAATATGGAAAATACCGGTGTTCGCAAACCGAATGTATCTGAAAAGGACTGGCTTACTACGCTGCTTTTATGTATATTCCTGGGTGGCTTGGGTATACATCGGTTTTACGTCAACAAGCCGCTCACGGCTGTTCTTTGGTTGCTGACTGCCGGCTGCTTTGGTGTTGGTGTTATCATAGATATATGCAGTATAGCCAGCGGCAGTTTTACGGACGGCGACGGGGCTGTGATCCTCTCAGAAAAGCAGCGGGACAGGGCACACGGCTCTGGTGTGCAGGACGCGCCGCCCGTTGATGTCGTCGAGCAGCTCCGCAAGCTGGGTGAATTGCGGGATAGTGGTATCCTGAGTGATGAGGAGTTTGCGGCGAAGAAGTCCGTATTGCTCGACAAGATAAAATAAAAAATCCCCCGGCTGTTGGCGCAGCGCTTATAGGGGGATTAGAGGTGGATGCTTCTCCGCCTCCGATTTTAACATAACGGGAGGTTTTTGTAAATGGCAAGGCAAAGCGACGGGAGGTATAGGGCTAAAGTAACCGTCGGCAAGGATATGAACGGCGGCAGCGTGATAAAATATGTATCCGGGCGCACAAAGAAGGAGCTTGAGGCCGCGAAGGAGGCGGTCAAACAAGAGTTCATCACCGGGCGCACCGCGCAGAAGGACGCGCTTTTCGGCCCATACGCCATACAGTGGTATAACGTCTACAAAAAGCCGAATATAAAGGAATCGGCACAGAGCGGATATAAGACGGCACTCAACAAGCACATATTGCCTGTTCTGGGGGACAAGCGGCTCACCGCAATATCCACTATGGATTTGCAGGAGCTGCTTAACTCCAAGGGCGATACGTGCGTAACCATAATCGAAAATGTACATCATGTGTTAGAATCCGTTTTTAAGCGGGCATACTCCGAGGGGATAATCCAGCGGGACGTGACCTTGGGGCTGGTCAAGCCCACGAAAGAAAAGTCGAGCCGCCGGGCGCTGACGGAAGCGGAGGAAGTGGCGGCAAAGAAGCTGATGCAGGAGGAAAACGGCCTGCTGGTGGCATTACTATACTATACCGGAATGAGGCTCGGCGAAGCCCTCGGCCTGCAATGGGAATGTGTAGATTTCAGGAAGAAGGTCGTACACGTCCGGCAGCAGGTCAATTTAAGGAAGGGCGCGATAACCCCGCCCAAGACGAAGGAGAGCATACGGGATATACCTCTGCCGGACGAGCTGGCGGAAATGCTCGTGCGGGGATTCCCTCAGGCGTTTGTATTCCCTGCCCCCGATGGAACGTACTATCGCAATTCCTCTTCAAATAGGCTATGGCGTTCGCTGATGGAGCGCATGGCAGAGTTGGGGCCCGACATAGAAACGAGAGAGGACGGCGCCTCTATCCTCACGCCGCACTACTTCCGGCACAATTACGCCTCCATACTCTATAATGCCGGCGTTGACGTGCTTTCCGCGCAGAAATTCCTTGGCCACGCCAACGTAAAGGTAACGCTTGAAATTTATTCACACCTTTCAAAGGAAAAAGAGGACGCAAGCGCGGGCGCGGTTATGGACGCTTTCAAAAAAAGGTTGCCAGAAAGTTGCCAGAGCGAAACCACAAAATGAGCACAAGCAAGCGAAAAAGCCCTAAATACCTAAGAAAAACGCCCGTGCAACACAGGCGTTTTTGATGTTTGGTATCCGGCGGCTACCTATTTTTTATTGGTTTTTAACGGTTTTTTCTTCCGTAAAAAGTGCCTGTTTATCTACCTTTTTCAAAATCAGCCTTTAATAAGGTTTCTAAAAAAGGTTGCCAGAAAGTTGCCAGCTACCCAAGGAAATATTTTTCAACCTTGAAATCCTTGCCGTCAATATCGTTGATGAAGTCTTTCGCAAGGCTGAAATAAAACTCCGCATCTTCTCCCTTGCCTACCATTTCGGCGGTATCGTGGCTGTCGTTGTAGTACATATTCATGCACAGATAGTATTTGCATACCGCCGTTATGCCCTTCGTTGCCAGAAACGCCTTGATGGTATCATAGTCCCATTTTTGACCGTATGGGCGCATACCCTTGACTATCTGCCGCGCCTCTTCGGGAGTTATCCGATATGCTATTTCTTCGAGGCAATACATTGTTTCTCTGTACACCTCCGGCAGACGGTCCTTTACCGTGTGCATCATATCAGAGAGTGCATCGGTCACTTCCGTCATATCGGTGTGCCTTTCGGATATCAGGCGTATGATCTCCTTAAAGCTCATTACTCTGCGCCTCCGTCAATGCTGGCAAGCCCCTGAGTGCAAGCAGTTTTGCCAAGCATTTTAAAACTGCCGCCCGTGGCGTTGGTCTTGACGATGGTAGCATACCTGGTGCGGGTGCGTATAGCGCAGGCTGTGACCTGGGCGCAGCAGCTATCTATCAGCGGGTACTGTTCCGTGCCGGCGCCTATGGTGACAAACACGGGCGCGGTTATAGTGGTAGCCGCCGGGATAGACTGAGCTACCACGATGCAGTATTTCTGATTATCGTTATAGTTGCCTGCCGGGAGGTTGATTATCAGCCCGGTTCCCGCCGTGAAGGTAACGGCCTGGGAGATTATAAGGTTGGGGCAGAGTTTGCATACATTTTTACAAGCCATTTTTTATGCTCCTTTCAAAAATCAAGGGGCAGCATACGCCGCCCCGATATATCACGGCATAGCCGGAATTAGCAGCAGCAGCCGCAATTATTACCACAGAAGGGTGAGTTCCCTGCGTTGTAGGTGTAACCGTTGGGATAGCGGACTACTCCGTACATGCGGTTATCCATCTCAAGGCTGGACACTTTGTCCCTGAGAGCCTGCATTTCGTTCGCCTGTATCAGGGAGCGGGTGGCCTCGGCCTCGGCGTGGATAGCGGTGGTTATGTCGCAGGTGTTCTGGTTCATCTGCGCTGAGAGATTGGCTATACCGAGCCTCTGTTCACAGCAGCAGTTTGCAAGCTGGTTGGACAGGTTCCGGCCTTCGGTGGTGATAGCGTTGTTCAGCGCGAAGGTGGAATCACATATACCGTTGCCGATGTTAGTCAAGCGGTCATTGATCTGGCCGAAGTGCTGACCGAAGAGAATCTCCTGCTGAGACGCA